CCTTGGCGGAACCGCACTTTGTCGGACTCATACCAGCCACCTTCGTTGGCATAACGGGTGTTTTCCCGGTTCACTCCCGGTTTTAGTACAAGTTTTTTTAGTGCCATTGGTCAATCCAACAAAGCGCACTCAGCCGTGCGGCGTTTTAATAGTCCCGGCAGTACTCGACCGCCACCCTTAGTCCAGAGCATAAGTTGTTCTTTTGCTCCTTCCCAATCATTGGCATTGATTTTCCTCTTTAACGTAGATGTTTGCAAGCGTCCTGTGCCCAAATTGTAGGCAAAGTCCACGATGGCGTTGCACCTGCGTTCGTCCAGAATTAAGCCGGGACAGTTACGCAGAACACCGGGTAGGTACGTATGCTCAAGCTCAATCATTAAAAGCGCGTGAGCTTCTTCCTGACTCATTGGTGCGTCTTCTAAAGTTACCTTGCGCTTATCTGCGTAGTAGGTAGAACCGTAGCCAATCGTGGCTACATTGGCGGGGCAAAGATACGGCTTGGAGCGAAAGCCCTCAAACCGTTTGCACATCTCTGCGGCTAGTTCTAGGTTCATAACCCGCGCTTGGCTAAAGTACGATCAAGGAACCAGAAGTTAATTGTCCCAGCCAGCAAAGCTGAGAAGTCAGGTGACATCATTATCTTGAACACTTCTACAGGAGGAGCGCCAGTAATCCATGCGTTCCATGCAAACCATACGTGGATGAATGACCACACAAACAGAACCCAGTAAGTTACGACTGGCCTGACAGAAGCGGATAGACTAGCCGCCCAACCACCAGCGGCTTTGACCATTGTGGCTTGCTGCTCTATGGCAGACTGAAACGCATCCATTACGCCTACGTCAATAGCGGCTTCCCGCTGTGCGCCAATCTCAGCCAACTTCTGCTGACCACGTAATGTCTCTAGTTCACATTGGCGTGTAAACATCAACAGTTCATGCTGGCGCTCGTTCTTCTTGTCAAAGAACTTCAGCACCTCGGGGGCCATACGGAACAAGCCACCAAATACTGAACCCAAAATACCACCACTTAATACATCAAACATTGGATTCCTTTATTGTAAACATTAAGTTTTTATGTGCAGGGTAATTGACAATTACTTCACCTTCGGGGCACTTGTATTTAATGTGAGCCATTAACGTAGCAACGCCGGGTGTCACTTGTGAAGTAGTGTCAAGTTTAAACTTGTATCCAAACTTATCTACTGTGTCGCTGGCTGGGCCTGAAAACGTTGCAATGCTAGGTTTGGCTGGGTGTACAACCAATTCAGAATCCCGCACCTCTATCTTAAATGACGTAACTTCACAGTTATCTCTAAGTTTCTGACGAGCCACTACAACCTTGAATTCGCCATTTGCAGGTGCATCGGATATTTGAAAGTGCTCTGGTGACCATTTGAGAATGTCCTTATGGAATACACCAAACTTGTCGGCAAGCGTATAACCGCCACCGATCATGGCAGTTGAGGCAGTTACCGCACCAATAATCTTGGTGTAATACTCAAGTTCCATATAAACCCCAACTCCATGCAATCATGTAGGTTCCAAAGATTACAAAGGCGACTATACAGGCCGCTGCAATAATTGCCTCGGCCCAGTCTCTCACTTTAATATCCCATTCAATTTGGTCATGTCAGCACACGTATACATTTGATACCCACCCAAAATAGGCATTGGAATAGTCTCTATTTTCGCTGAAAATTCATCTGCTGCCAAGCGAGCAACGTCTAAAAATGACATTGTTTTTCCAGTTCCTACGTTCCAAATTCCAGAACCTAGAAAAATTAAAAGTTTTCTGTGAACTTTGATGACCTCATCTACATGAATAAAGTCACGTTTAAAGTTTTCTGAACCTTCAAATATTTTAATTGTCCCAGTCTTTGCCTGCTCGCGGAACTTATGAAACGGAGAAGCCTGATCGCCCTTATGGTCTTCATGTGGGCCGTAGACGTTGAAGTATCTGAATATCTGGATGGGCGCAACAGGTTGCATAGTATGAAAGTACTCTTCTATAAGAGCTTTAGATTCTGCGTATAGATTAGCAGGAGCTACTGGGTCAGTCTCTTTAAACGTCGTATTGTTTGGCCCATAGACTGAAGCGGAAGAAGCTATCTGAATAGGTATCCCATACTTCTGACACCTCTCCATTAAAGTAATGGTATACCCTACATTTTGTTTACGCAGAGCTACCCAATCTTGACATCGTGTATCTGAGATAGCACCCAGATGTATGACTCTATCTATTCCATAGAGGGAATACTCATCACCCCATTCACACAGGTCTAGGTCGTGGTCTGACATGGCTTTTACCATGTTCTGGCCAATGAAGCCTTTATATCCAGTAATCAAGATACGCATACAGCCCCTATGCTCTGGCAAGATATTGCCGCTTTCTCATTGGCAAATGGTAAAGCTATATCCATGTCCCCAGTCTGTATGTGCTTGTACACCATAGCCGCTAGAAATACATCGCCTGCCCCGCATACATCCACAACTTCTATCACCTTAGCCGGGTAGAGTGTTTCTTTATATCCGCATCCCTTGGCCCCATAGGTAACGATTAGATGTTCTGGATCAGGGATAGACGTAGATTCATACAGTTCCCGCTGGTTAATCTTGATGTAAACGCCGGGGAAGTTAGCCAAGTTCTTCTTCTTGGTATCCATGTAGATTGGCCCTTGAAACTTCTGACGGAGCTTCCAGATAACCTCATTGGTTACAAAACCTTTGTCATAGTCAGAAATAACTATGGCATCAAACATGTACTTAGTACCAACCAAATAAGGCTTGGCCTGTACGTCATGGTCTACCCTAAGAAGGTGCTCCCCTGTCCTGCGGTCTATGTACCTGATTTTGCGGGATAGTTCTTCACTGACAGATAGGGTGACATTAGCCCCAAATGCCTTGAGGTTCTGGGCTACGTTAAACGCCATGCCCAGCTTCTCTTCGCTATCCTCAAAGTTCAACAACGGCGCAGTGGATTCTGGATTTACTCTCCGGATTTCCCCGTATCTGTACTCATCTATACAGACATCACCAATGACTAAGATACGCATTGACTGTCCCCCGGCTCCACACGATAGTTGTCTTCCACGGAATCAGCAGTTGAGACTTCTAAGATCACACCTGCTGCTAGGCAGACTAGCTGGTGAGGGAGTAATGGTGGGTTGTGCCATGTATCCCCGACGTTAAGGATCTTCTCATGGCGGCTGGCATCTTTAGTGTCTATGTAGATGACCTTAAACAGGCCGCTTTGGACTAGCCAAGTCTCATCTTTTTCAGCGTGGAAGTGCATGGAGAACTTTGCACCTTTGCGGAAAGTCATTAGCTTCCCGCAGTACTTATTATTGGTAGCCCAGATTAGCTCCGACCCCCAGCCCTTCTTTACTATTCCTTTGAGTTGCATTGATTATCCTTGTTGATGAATAGCCATCTAGGAAAGGAATGATAACTGTCTGTTTGACCAAGGTGAACCCAACAACCTGCTCAGGCTTGTAATCTCCACCTTTTGTGATGATGTCAGGCTTTAATCTGTGGATTAATTGCAACGGTGTAGGCTCATTAAAGATGATTACCTCATCTACCCAACGAAGCGCCAGCAGCACAGCCATGCGGTCATCTTGAGAGTTAATGGGTCTGCCGGGCTTTAGTACCCGTACAGACGCATCTGAATTCAAACCTACGATTAGCTTGTCACCCAACGCTTTGGATTTCTCCAGATACTCAACGTGCCCACGGTGGAGCACATCGAAGCATCCATTGGTGAAAACAATCACACACCCATCTCTTTGCGTATCTTGGTAGCAGATATAGCGTGGGTAGCGTCATCAAAAGATTCCTGCTCAATCTTGTAGCCAACATCACGCCCGTAGGTAATGTTTACAATATTGGGAACCAATTGAACCTCGTACTGACCTTGGTACAAAGTGTCTAAATCACGGCTAATAAACTCTTTAACCTGATTAGCAGCAAACGGGTTAGAGCCGTTCCAGCCTTGGCAGTCTCTGATCTGGATAATGACCTGACCAGTCTTGGCTAGTGCCCGTTCAAACAACTTACGGTGGCCTGCATGCCACGGTTGCCATCTGCCAAGCATCTGGACTGTTTCTTTCTGCCAGTCAAAGACAGGACGGCGGCGGTTATCCAAGATGTGCGCGGCGATGAACTCACCCCACTTCTCAGACTTCTGCTCAGTGATCCTGAAGTCATATTCCTTCGGAGGAATAAATACCTTGTTGGTATCCTCAAAACGACCTTGGTCAATGGTGTCAACCCAGATTGTCCAGTCAGCTTTGAAGTTGTTACGCATCTCCACAAGGGGTGCAACAAAGTCGCAGATCACATAGTCCACATCGTAGCTGTCAGCAAGCTCACGCATACGCAGGCTTTGACGAATACGGCCCTCGTGGGAGAAGTCCCAGTCGTTGTACTTCTTACGCACATCATCGGCGTTAAGCCACATGACCGTCTTGCGTTCTGCTTGCAAGTGGTCAAGGATGTGTTGGGCCAAAGTGGTCTTACCCGCTCCGGGAAGACCCATCACCAAGATGCGTTTCATTCTTTACCCCTTACAACAAAGCGTCTAACTGGTCGTGAGTTGTAGCAGCATCAATAGCGGCTTGCTTAGTCAACATAGCCTGACGCGCTGTCTCTACCGCTGTGGCATCGTACTGCTCGTTAGCGTTAGGAGAAAGCTGTAGGCGGGACTGCTCCATCACCATTTGCTGGAATGAAAAACCAGCGTTGGACTTCATACCGTTTTTGCGGTCAGCCACGGAGATTTCGTATGTGTCCCAGATGATTTGAACTGGATCAGTGTTTAGATCAAAGCGGTGGGCAGTGTAGCCCTGACGGTGTGCTGTGATTGCAGGACGAACTTCCACAGCGTTGCGCCAGCCGTTATTGCCTACGCCTTCTGCGGGAGGTGTGTCCCAGACTTGCTTGATTTCGCCGTTTACGACTTGTACAAAATGTGTCATTTAAGACTCCTTGTTAAAAAAGTTAATTTTAAGATGCGGTTGCAAGTGTAAAGTTACCGCCAATAGCAATATTTACCCAGTTTGTTAAAGCACCAACTTGTTTGGGCGAGTTGTAAGAACTAGTATTTCCCAAACCCAACTGACCATTTGCATTGTTACCCCAAGACCATAAAGTTCCGTCTGTTTTATTGGCTAATGCAAAATCAAAAGTTACGCTAGAAACGCCACCATTAGACCAATTTGTTAATGCACCAACTTGAACGGGCGATGACCTATTGGTTGCGTCGCCAAGACCTAATGATCCACTAGAGTTACTACCCCAAGCCCATAAAGTACCATCTGTTTTTATGGCAATAGTGTAGTATGAACCTCCAACAATATTTAACCAATTTGTTAATGATCCAACTTGAACAGGTGATGATCTATTAGTGGTATCACCAAGACCTAATTGACCAAGAGTGTTATATCCCCAAGCCCATAGTGTTCCATCGGTTTTAGTAGCAATGCAACCGTATGCAATTCCTTTAATTGTTAACCAATTAGTTAAAGCGCCAATTTGCACAGGAGATGAATAACTTGTAGTGTTACCCAATCCAAGACCACCTGCAAAACCATTCCCCCAACCCCACAGCGTTCCGTCATTTTTAATTGCAAAAGTTAAATTACTTCCGCAAGAAATTTTTGACCATGTAGTAAGAGCGCCAACCTGTTTTGGTGATGAATAGTCAGTTGTGTTACCTAGGCCCAATTGACCATTGTTATTTCTACCCCACGCCCAAAGAGTACCGTCAGTTTTAATGGATGTTACAAAAAAAGTTCCACCGCTTATCTTTGACCAATTAGTTAAATTGCCAATTTGTTTAGGGCTGGAGTAAGAAGTGATGTTACCAAGACCAAGTTGGCCATATTCATTTTTTCCCCATGCGTAAAGAGTACCGCTCCTTTGAACAGCAAGCGAACTTTCTGATAGGCATCTTAAAGACATCCATGTACCCAATGATCCAACTTGATTGGGAGAAGATCTATATGCTGTATTTCCTAAACCTAATTCCCCATTGGCGTTGAAGCCCCAAGAATACAAATATTGAGGGCTACCAACAGGCCAAGTCCCCGCCGCCACAGCATTGGCTTGACTGCTGATGTTCCAGATACCTGAGTATTGAACGCCTGATATGACTGTTGTAGTTGCCATAGTTCTATCCCGCTGTTGTGTGATATTGACCACACGCCACGATAAGCCAAGTAGTATTTGACCCTACTTGATTAGGAGAAAGTTTTATTGCTGTACTACCTAGACCAAGCTCACCATAACTATTAGCACCCCATGACCAAAGCTCTCCCCCTGTTGTAGTGGCAAGACTATGCCCCCTGCCGCCGGCGGGGACTGCCCATGTAGTAAGTGCGCCTACTTGGTTTGGAGATGATCTATCAGTAAAGTTACCTTGACCCAGTTGACCGTTGCCGTTCTCACCCCAAGCATAAAGAGCGCCGCCTGTTGTAACGGCAAGAGCAAAAGCCCAGCCAGCATCAATGGTAGACCAAGTGGTTAACGCACCAATTTGTTTGGGCGAAGAATAGTTTGTGGTGTTGCCAACACCAAGTTGACCATAGTTGTTATAACCCCAAGACCATAAAGTACCATCAGTTTTAACGGCAAGGGCATAAATGTTTCCAGTGGTTACTTTAGACCATGTAGTCAATGCACCAATTTGTTTGGGGGAAGAGTAACTGGTAGTGTTCCCAAGTCCAAGTTGACCATAGGTGCTACGACCCCAACTCCACAGCGTACCGTTGGTTTGAGTAGCTATTGAAAAATCACTACCCCCTGCAATATTTGACCATGTAGTCAATGCGCCAATTTGTACAGGAGAGTTTCGTTGAGTTGTAGTGCCGTCGCCTAATTGACCAAACGCATTATCACCCCATGCCCACAGAGTTCCGTCTGTTTTAATAGAAAGGACATGCGTAAAACCACCAGCAGTTTTAGACCAAGTAGTTAAAGCGCCAATTTGTTTTGGACTAGAGTAACTGGTTGTATTTCCTACGCCAAGTTGCCCATTGCTATTTACACCCCAAGCCCAAAATGTGCCATCTCTTTTAATTGCTGTACTAAAGTTTGTTCCGTTAGATACAGTAGCCCAATTAGTTAAAGAGCCTATTTGTTTTGGAGAGGAATAGTAAGTGACATTTCCTAAACCTAACTGACCTTGGGCGTTATACCCCCAGCTAAACAGCGTAGTTTGAAGAGTGCTTGTCTGAGCCGCCAGCGGGTTGAACCCCGGCTTGTTTATCCCAGCGGCGTATCTAAAGCTCACGCTACACTCCTCAATGCTGGCTTGTTAGACAGATTAAACATATTGAACCTTCCAGCCTTTGCTATGATTCCGCAAACCCCTAGCCACTTGCGCCATATTGGAAGTATGCAAACCATGTTCCAAACAAAAAAGCGCCAAGCCCTTGCCAGTGTATTGTTTACCAGTAGGGTCGGTAGCCACAAACTCTTTAGCTAAATAATTGTTTGAACCCAAAACACCAGCCCTGCTTTTGGCAACTGATTCTGGCTTTTGTTTTCTGCCAAACATTGGATTCTTATCGCCAAATAATGAAGCAACTGGGCCTTCACCACCACCACAAATGTTATACCCATTTGGTGCAACTGTGTTGTACGCTTTGATAAGTTTTGCTTCCATTTCCAAGCAGTACCTGCGGTTGCTTACCAAAAGCACTTTTATTTGGAAGTTTTCTTTCCCATGTCTTGCTATTGCATGAGAAATGTACGATTTACTTTTTGATTTTGCACAATGGTAAATAAACCGTTTGTGTGGATTTTTCGTTACACCAAAGTATTTCATGCCATCCAACTGGTTGGCAATCTCATACACGGTGCAAGATTCTTCAGTCACGCCACATTCCTTAGTTTAGGTTGCCCAAACATTTTAATCAAAGTTGCTTTAACTGACAAGAACGGATGCGTCCAATCGCCGTAAACTTCTTGTCTAAACAGTCTCATGCTATCGTAATATGGTGTTTTGTCACCGTCCATGGAATACAAAAAGTATGGCATCACAGGCGTTATTACCCAAGTTTCTACGCCCATGGCAGACGATAGGTGTGACACACTGGTACAAGCTGAGATGACCAGATCGCATCCTGCTACAACCTGCTGGGTATCCTGCCAAGTATTCAGGGGGACTTGCTTAACCCAAGCTGGACACGCTTCCATTCCTTCATCTCTTTGGAGGGAAACAAATTCAGCATCAATATCCTTTACCGCCTCAAACATGAGTTCATAAGGAAATTTCTTATTGTGCTCATGCTCAAACTTACTGTTGCCCTGCCAGCGCAGACCAATGCGTTTCTTACGCCCTTTGATCGACATTGGCTTCTCAAGGTATGGTGCACCAGACAGGTCACGAAGTTCTAACCCTAGAGGAACCACAGCAGACATTCCAGACACAAAGAAGTCGTGGTAGATACCAAAGGTAGCCTCGTGCTGTACAACGGCTGATACGCCCTCTACGCCTTGGAACAAGGATGCTAGTGGCCCTGTGCAAGATACAACCACCTTACAGCCACGCTCTGCAATCAGCTTGGCATAGCGAATCTGGTGAATCTGATCGCCCAGACCGCCTTCCAGATACAGCATGACCGTACCCTTTGTCTTGCCATCCCACTGGGGTGTAGGCACATCAGGGCGTGAGTTACCAAAGACACCTACGATACGGCCTCTGTCCATCAAGCCGTAGCCCTTTTGGATTTGACCTTGACGCAAGTAATACCAGCCACGGTTATAGGCGGCTCGGTGGTTGCTAGGCTCTTCAGCTTCTAACTTCTGAGCCAGTCTCCAGCCTTCAGCAAAATCACCCATTGTGGATGCGGCTAACTGTAGGTCTAGGTCATGCAACTCAGGAACTGTGCGTGGACGCTCAAGCCAGAACTCTGGCTGGCAGAAAGCTGAGTAGTGGTGCTTCAGCAGATCGCGGGGGTCTTGCTTATGCTGTGCCGCCAAT